ATCATCGTGTCGGCTAGGTTTCGGCAGGCGTCGTTTCCATAGGCGGTGATTAACGAGCCGACGAACGGCGTCCCGCCCGCTCCGCCGCCTGCCGAAATGCCGGTGATTGTGTTGGAATTGCTCGTTCCAGTAAGTTGCGATCCTGCATTGTTGCCGGATAGAACGTTTTCCTGACCGGCAAACCCAGCAGCGGGCAGTGTTGCAATAAAGGTGTTGCCGCCGACATTGTTCGGGGCGCTGAGAATGCCCGATGCCAGCGCGGAATATTTCACATTGAACGTGGCGCCTGCGCCGGTCCCGCCTGTGACGCTGAGTGTCCCGGTCGGCAGCGAGGCGCACGCACCTGGTAACGCAACGGTGGCGATCGATATGGCGCCGCCCGCATTGGCCGTGACAGCCAGCGTCCCATGTGTGGCGCAGCCGTCGACCAAGGTCAGCACGTCACCGTTGACGTATCCAGTGCCGGCGCTGACGATCGTGGGGGCGGTGAAGGTGAGGCCAAAGAGCGGCCCCCAGCCGTTCAGTTTCGGCGCTGTGATCCCGACACTATCAGTGATGCCGGCCGTGGTGGTGGTGCCCGTAAGGGTCGGCGATGCGATGGTCGGGGACGTGGCAAGCGCTACGGCGCCACTCCCTGTCGTAGCAAGCGCTCCGAATGTGCCTGAACCACCGTTGATCTGGACATTCCCCGTAGAGCCGGCCGGGGAACCTCCGCCACCTCCAGCCGCGTTCAACACCCCGCTCGTGATGGAAAGATTCGTGCCGAGATTCAAAGGAACGTAGGATCCGCTGGCGCCACCCAAAACCTGCGCAGTGGGGATAGAAGCGCCACTTCCAGAGGCGGCTCCCAACAGGGCGTAGTAGTTGCCAGTCGCGGCACCAGCAGCGTCATTGACGATCCGCGCACTCTGCCCCGTTGTCAGAGACAAGGAAGATACGCCATTGATCGTGCTCGTTGCCGGCGTGATCGTGACGGTACCGGCGCCGAGGTTTGTCGCCTGGATCGTGCAACCGCCAAGAAAATGGTTATTCGCACCCGCCTGTGGCAGTGTGACCGCTACACCTGCGGAATTGCTGAACGTAATCGCCTTAACGCCGGCCCCGTCGCAGTCAGCAGGCTGGAACGTATAGGTGGTGCCCGTCTGGTGAGACACCATCTGCGCATGGGCAGGTGGAACTACCAGCGACATAAGCGCCGCCAAACACAGGCCCAAGAAGCGCATCGCACCAACCCTATGGACAGAGACCATCCGGACGGGCACACGCGCCTACTGGCTTTATGCCATGCTTTCTCCTAGTGTTTCAACACCACAACTGCTCCGTGATATCAGCGCTTTGGCTCAGGTGGTGCCGACGGTGATATCTGCAGTGCCGGTCGTCACGACCACCAAGCCATTGTTCAAAGTCAGCCCCCGTCCGTCGGGTCCGAGTGGCAGCAGCATCGGCGCCACCGTGCCGAAATTCAAAATACCGATCACATCGGTCAACGATGCCACGCTGGCGGTATCATAGAGTGTTCCCGTTCCCCCGATCGGGTTGTCATTTATGTTGAGCGACAGCAGCGTGCCTGCCGTCGCCTGAACCTCGAACGTCCCGGCACCAGCGATGTGGAAATAGTCCGCCGGCGCGGATGCCGTAAGCATGGCTGACAGCACTCTACCATTCAGCCCGATCGTTTGGATCAGGGCGTTCAGGCTCGCAATCAGCGAGGTGAAGTCGATCTCTGCTGCTTGTCCTGCCATGCACGGGTATCCTAATTTCTACCATCCGGTTGAAATCGCACTCTAACCGCGCCCAGGCGGAAGAACGACCCCAGGTCATTACCTGAAAACGATAATGCGATTTGGCGCGCGCGCAGTCGGCAGGGCACCATCAATGTTGCCCCTGGTTGGCTCGTTGTGATCGTATATGGTCCGTCAACCAAAGCCGGGATACCAGGCAAACCGATCGGGTAATCGGTTGCCAGCAGGCTTACTGATATGACGGGAGGCGTCGATCCCGACCAGTTCAGGACGAAATCTGGAATCGCCAAATCAACGAAGACGAATTCCTCGCCCTCCATGAGCGAGAAGTAACCCGTTTCCCACGACCACTGCATCCCGGCGCCGTCGGCATCAAACGAGGTCTCGTGTTGCTGTATAAGACCGTTGAAGTCCGTTCCAGATGGATAGGACTGCGGGCTTTTTTCCACCCAAGCCGTGCGCTGGTATTGGCTGCTTTGCCCATAGTCCCACGCGCTCTCGACGAAATTGTATTTCACATAGGCCATCGGCGCGGCAGCATTGTAGATTGGAGACGCCGTCGCCACAGGGAAATGCCACGTCATTTCGTTGAACAGCGAATTAACAGCGCAATGCACCTGGTCAAGTTGCGCGTTATCGATGTTGTCGAAGATGAAATCCCAAACTGGACACTCGACGGAGTTGACCCCACCGCCCGTCTGAAAGATGTAAAATCCACGGGTTGAAAGCCACGGGACGGTTCCTGACGTGTCGCCACCGGCGCGCATCGCGATCAGGCCGCACGACCCGGCTATCTGAGTGAAGCTGAATATCAAGGGAAAGCCGATATACTGCATGTACCAGACATCGGTGTCTGTCCATATGAGAGCCCCGAGACCTACCACAGTGCCGCCAACGATCTGCGTTCCGCTCGATAGCTGGTACGATCCTGCTTGGTTCGTCGTGGAGGCGGTCCAGTCCGTGAAGTCGCCAGCATCACACCACCGCACCAGCAGGGGTTCCTGCTGGCCACCAATTTCCGCACCCAGCGCCACGATGATCTGCGCCTGCGGGATGACGAACATCGCCGCGTTAATCGTCGGCGCGTTGCTCGAAATAACCAGTGCAGGGACAGCTTCGGGCGGGTTCCAGTAATAGATTTTGCCCCCGATCGGGCTCGCCAGCAGATATTGGCCCCAGTGATCCATCGACCACTGGCGGAGATGACCTATGACAGAACTCGATCCAGCCAGACCATAGTCGCCTTCGCCATAATCGCCGATACCGTACCCTGTGAGGGGAGTGTTAACAACCAGTCCCGTGGGCAGAAGATACTGTATCTGCGCATTGCCGGAGTTCATGAAGGCGCTGGCGCCCGATGTCGCGTTGGCGTCCGCCGTGATCGTGAAGTTGTTCGAGTCGATCACGGTGGTGACGACGTAGGCTCCGGAGATCGTCAGCCCTCCCACCGAGGTCGGTAGACCGAAAGAGATGCTGCTGGTCGTGGCAGACAGGCCATGATCGTCCAGCGTGACCTGGACGGCTGGTAGCCCGCTTGTTGTTGTGAACTCCGGGACCGCCCCGCCGCCAATAACGGTTGCCGAAGCCGGGCCTGCCCTGACGGTGTACTGCGTCCCGCCAATGAGCGCTGTGACCTGGTAAAGACCCAGCAGGATCAAGCCGCCAACAGACACCTGCGTTATCAGGTCAACCCAATCTCCCACAGCAGGCTGATAGTCCGCATCAGTGAATATGGTGGGGTGACCACGACCTACCGTGGTGGAAAACGCTGGGGAAATGTTGTCGGTTTGGATAACCGGCGTGATGTCCTCGATCGTGCCGCCAGTTAGCACCTCAAGTCGCTGCTCAGTGCCGCATGCAATGTAGGCATTGCCAGCAATGTCCGCCCACCCTTCCATGCCCCTACATGTACCGACTAGCGGCGTGTCGTTCATGTGCTGCCACCCGCCTAATTTTTCCACTAACCCCAAATAAAATCGGATGAGATTGGACGTGGAGAGGTTCGTCTGATTAAGCGTCTGCGACGCCTCTACATTGACTCCCGGCTGAAGCCTGATCGTCCTCATCGGCATTGCTGCGTCTCCCCAACTAAGCCCCGCAGTACATCAAAACAGCGGAAATCATGGTCGGCTGGACATTTTGAGAGCCACCAGCGCCATTGGCGGCTACTGTGATGGCAGCAAATCCCGTCCCAATATTCGCATAACCAACTTCGATGGTGGCAAAACCAGTCTGGATATTCGCGTTCCCATAATTAGTGGCCTGTGTCGAGCCACCACCAGGGATATTGATCGTGGAACCCCCTGGAGCAACGCTTACACTTCCCGTCGAAAAGCTGTGTGTGTGGCCGGCGTCGGCATGCCCATGGCCGGCGTCAGCATGCCCGTGGCCTAAATCACCGTGTTGATGGCCGGCATCTGATGCTCCATGGGCATGCGACTGGAGATTCTGATTGCCGCCAACATTCAGCAAAATAGTCGGATCGAATCCCGCAACGCCCGTCGTGAGCAACCCTCGGTCCGCGCCACCCATATTATCCAGACCTGCCAGCACCACATCGCGAGCGTCTGGCATGTTGTAGGTGCTCGAACCCGTGAAGCCCGGGCGCCATGAGCCGGTCAAACCGTTGGCCACCATGAAGACCCAGAAGGGATCGGTCTGGGGACGGGCCTGTCCGTAACACAGGCGCCAGCCACCTCCCTCGATCCCCAATGCGGAATGCTTCATGTCGCCGAACTGAACCCCGGGGGGCGTGCCACCACCTGTCGTATTGATCGCCACGACGGTAAGCGTCCCCGCAACACTGACGTTTGGTAGCGCTGTGATGATCCAATTTCCACCGTCTGACTCGAACAGATATGTGCCAGCGATTGCCGGCGACAGCGCAATGGAGGCCGTCGAATTACCTGTTGGGCCGAAGAACGCACCTGCTGGAGTTGCAAACGTAACAGTCGGAACGCTGCCGAACAGCACCCGAAATCCACCTGGGTTACCGACTGGCGTCGGCAAGGTCACGGTGTAGGGGCTAGATCCCTGTAACTCGATCAACTGGCCAAAAATCTCGGTGGTCAAGGTGATTGTGTTGGTGATCACCTGCGCGCCGGCAGTGAACCCTCCTTTCGCCGTCAGAAGCCCCCCGACGGTTACAGCAGAACCTAAACCAACCGGCACGAGGATAACGTCTGTGGTGCCGTCTGCCGAGAACAGGTACCACTGCCCATCGGGCGGGATTGTGGCCGTCGCCCCAACGCCAGTTGTTAGGATGACATTGAACCCACCCGTCGTCAGGTTCTGTGCATAGCCGATCTTCGGCACGTTTGGCAGCGTGACGGTACAGTTTCCGGTCAACGCACCCGTGTAGGACTGGACCAGTGGTCGCGCCTGATCCACAGCGCCATTGGCTGTCGTTAGGGTATAGGTGGAAAGCCCGGCAATGCTGACCACCGCCGTATCGGTAATGGCAGATTCGAGAAGAACCTGATTTTCGTTGAGGATCGTCCCCCACGCATTTCTTACCGCTGGATCGCCGGGACTTGGCTCAGCCAATCTCAAAGAGACGGTGTAGGTCGTCATTTATGGGTGTCCTCCAGGCGCAGCAGATGGCATTCCACCTGGCGCGGACGGCGGCTGCGTGAACGGAAGCGCTCCTTGGCCGCGACGGCGCATTTCCTCGCCCTTTGCGGCCTCAATCAAGGCACGGAACTGGCCCTCCCAGTGGATCGGCATCCCCACCTCGTCAGGCTGTGATGGAGATCCTGCGGATCCATAGTTTCTCAGCAGCGCGCCTGACAAAAAGACCATGCAGGCTGCCAGAAGACATTCCGGGTAAACCGTGGACAGATAGGTCTGCGGGTTTGCTGCGCTGATCGGCGCCTGCTGGAACAGCCCGGTCAGCACCACCTTATAGGCTGCGTCCGGCGTGGGGGCGATGACGACCGTCGGACTGATGAAGTCTGCCCCAGATACGCCGCCCTGGATGCACCAGTAGGCCGCAAGAGCGCTGCCCGGCGCCCATGTCTGCGATTGGTTCGGCCAGAACATGTCGATCAGATCCAGGCTGACAGGAAGAAACGGAACCTGTGTGCCGTTCGCCAAGGTCGATCCCGATGGGGTTATCAGCGCCAGGCGTTCAGGGACCACAATGGGCAAAACTGTGCCGTGGAGACTGATCGAGCGCGAACCGCCCGTCGTCGTCAGAGATGTGTCCTGGTCGCGCTGCGCCAGCGATGGCAACTCATGATAGATGCGCTGCTCCGCGTAGCTGGTCGCCTGCGGGAACAAAGTCGCGAAAGCACCATCAACCACGGCATATGGGTAGGGCGTTCTTGCGATTATCGCCTGGAGCGTGGTCTGAAGGGTTGGCCATGTGAGGGCAGCCACGATGTCACCGAGGTTCGTCTATGACAGCCGGGCCAACGCGCCTGCTGGTAGGATACCCTTACGCGATGATACAGGCAATCAATGGCTGCTAACCGGACTCGACACCGGTTCCTAACACTCACCTTTCAAACCAGGGAATGGCCCAGTCTGCTGGCGTCATAAACAAAAGCGGTCCAATTCCGTCTCGACCAGATGCAGGTCCATCGCAAGCGTGTCCATCCACGCCGTAGCAGAGCTACATCGATACCACTGCTCGACCATAGCCGACAACCATCACGGCGTATCGTCCGACACAATTTCGAGCGGCGTGAACGCCGGCGTATACCCCTGCTGCGTCGCCTGAAACCCAGGCCTCGGGTCCTTCACGGGGATAGGGTCAGGCCCGATCAGGATGGGGCGCAGTTGCGGATTTGGGACGTCATTGCAGGTTCGCGTGCAGACTAGGATACGCAGGTTGGCCAGGGCCGTACCTCTGTAGTCGAATTGCCACACAAGGGCACTTCTATTGTATCGGAACCCACAGCGATCACAGAAGGCAAACGCTTCCGGTCGCTCCATATCTGCGTAAGCAAACTTAGACTGAGGAAACGCCATACCCGCTACTCCACATGTGACCAAGATTTGCCGGTCAGGACTGCCTGAATTGATTGGTGCGTTACACCGAACATATCAGCCATTTCGCATTGGGTATATCGACCTCGCAGTTTTCTGATTTTCCTTACGATATCTGTTGTGAGTTTAGCTCTACCGTGCCGATCGTCACCACGGGCTGTTCGACCGTGTCTTTCACGATCGGCCATATTATCTGCCATGGTACCGTATTCGAGATTGTCCAATCGTGGATTGGCGTAATCACCATCCTTGTGGCGCGTGACGATCCCTGGAGCACGGGGGCCAATAAAGGTTTCAGCTACCAGGACATGTACTCGACGTGTAAATTTGGCGCCTTTAAACTGAGGGGAAACGCAAACATGTCCTTTGGGGTCAGGGGTTTGCTTTAATATCCGCCGACGTGGCGGGATTTCTTGTATTAACAGCATTCCTTCGCCGCGCGGTATAACCGATCGCACCCGGCCTAGATCGCTAACCTCGTACTTCCCATCGAATTCTATTATGGGGCGCCATATTTCGCCATCAAGATCGGCGTCGATTGCACGGACAGTGGCCCGGCGATCGACGGTGCAATTTGCTCCACTCGCCCCGATCTTTCGATTATATTCAGGAGCGTACATCGCGATGGCTTTGATCTCAGCCTGTTGCAGATCAGCGTTCGTCTTCACGGTCATGATCACCTCGAACCGAAAACCCACTTCGCCATATCGCACTAAGTCGTGGTGGAATTCCGTGGTTCGCCGACGGCGCCGGGCATTCCAGAAGTGCATATATATCCGCTCATGCAGCGGGCGGCTGGTACGTCCGATGTAACGCTTCCTTGTAGGGATGCAGGTTGCCAGATAGATGGTGTGTTCCATCAATCCGCTGTGTGCTATTGGCTGTTCAGCCATTTCATCGATCCTCCTCGACTGTGGTTAGCGCGCCGGGCTGGTTGACGGCCAGTCCGGTGACGCGATTATGCCATCACTGGCATGAAGAGCAAAGTGTTACTCAAAATACCCGCTCAAGTCGGGAGTCAAAAACGTGCTCACACGTTCAGTGTCTTCCACGGCGGCCATTTCCCACTGTTCCGCGCCTTCTTGTTTCAGAACAGCATGCCTCTCCGGTGCCCACTTCATGCTTAGGGCGGAAGCTAGATCACAGGAAAATGCCTCCAAGAATCTGAATGGGATCGCCAGAGTTTGACCCCCGACGATATCTGCGTCCATGACCTGCCTCGAAGCACGATATCGAAGCTCATAGGGTCCGTTGGCATCTGGCTGCGGCCAGATATTGAAGACAGGCGATATCTGGCGGTCCAACCACCAAGTGGTGGGTCGGCCTTGGGTCTTCTTATTGGGGATCGCCGCGAAGTCGCCACGGGAAAGCGCATACATCACGATGTCGACCGGGTAGGCGCTTCGCGTTCCACCCTGATCGGCCTGCGTCGAAAGATTGGTGTCGCCGCCGTTCTCGTAAACCGTCGCAACCGACCCAGCGGGGAAGGGGGACGTAATGGTAAATTGGTTCGCATTGGCTACGGTAGCCACTGCGTAAGGCCCCAGCAGCGTGATCCCGCCCACCGAGGTCTGCACCTCGACGTTGAATGGCTCGCCGGCCAGCAGGGAGTGATTGGGAAAGTTTACTGTGACGACGTTGCTGTTGGCCGTGGTGACAAACTGCGGCACCACACCACCTGATGCCGTCGACGCCGCTGCGGTGGCGACTGTGATCATGGCCTGGCCGGAACCCGGCACAGACTGCACCTGATAGAAGCCGTCCACGATGATCCCGCCGATCGAGGTCATGACGCCAACGGTGATGTATTGCCCGGCCGAAGGTGTCCCCGCCAATCCGGATATCTTGACTGACGTTGAACTGGCCGTCGTGTTGAACGCCGGCGTGACCGCGACGGGCGCCCCCATCTGATACTGCCGAAGAACAACGCTATCGGGTAGCGCTCCAACGATCTGCGGCGGACAAATGAACTGCCCCACGCCCTGCGGCATGTATTGGGTGAACTCTGCTACGGTCCAAAGGTTCGGCCCTCGGTTGGCCCAGCTTGACAGCACAAGGTTCAGCGACCGGCGCGCGGACTGGATATACATCGACGTGAGTTCGATGCCGATCTTGCCGCATCGCTCGTAAGCCTCTGCGACAAGCTCCATGATAATCGGAGGACCGCCAGAAGCCCCATAATTGTAAGTCCCGCTTGGGAACCCCGGTGTCCCGTAAGGTGGGGTTGCCATTACGCCGCCTCCGCTGTCAGATTTTGTGCGTAGCGGAATACAAATCCGCTGTAGTGCGGCTCCTTACCAGAAGCCACCATTGCAGCAGCCTTATGGTACAATCCATAATGCAGTGAAGCCGCACAAGCAGATGGGAATGTCTTGCCATCATTTAGGCAAACAATCGCTTTCCCCGTGCTGCGCCGGATCGGCTTAGTCCGACATCTTCTGGCCTCTTCTTCCTGTGTTTCATCCAGGTATTTGAATTTCAGCTTTAACTTTCTCCCCCCGGTTGCCGTACCGAGTGTGGCTGACCTCGACACAGCACCATCATGTAAGCCAAACGCCATATCCGCATGCGTAGCTGATTCAAACGTCTGGCTGGTGTTCAGACAAACAACCTGCCGTCGCTTCAATATACACAGTTGCCGCGCCACTTCTCGCCGCTCATCTGAGTGCGGTGGCTTGGGTTTGCTCCTCATCGCGGCTGCTTGGGCGATTCTCGTTGCAATAGCCTTTCCCGTCAGCGTCAACTTCTTACCCTTCAAAGATGCTGACATCTTGGCGATCGTCTCCAGTGAACGCGGCCTCCCCTTGAGGGGACATGGCCGCAAACTGCGTCGCGCAAGCTGTTCGGGCGTGTGTTTGTAACCCAACGTGCTCTCACCACCTGCCGTCAAATTATACTCAGGCTTCAACAGCGCGATCAGTTCACGCTCGGCCGCTAGCCCATCCTCGTAATGGTCGAACTCCTTGAGGATCGTGAAGTTGAAAGATTCGAAACCGTATTTCCTGATGGCCTTGCAGATCAGGCGGCTGAACCCGGCATTAGCCGCCCAATGATGTTCCTGCTTACGTCGCTCAAAGCGACATGTGACACCGACATACCGCTTGTCGTTCACTTCGTTCGTGGCGAGATAGACAACGGTCTTTGTCATCTCGCCACGATACACAAACCCCCTCAGTGGTTCCAGTGCTTCGCATTCTCCGCGAAAGTGATCCGCTTGCGTTCGGCCGGGCTGGCACCTTCCTTGGCCTTCTCCAGCCTCGCGGTCGGGATCTTCTGGCCGGACGGGACGCCAAGGTCTTCATGGAGCCTCCCAGCATGCGAAGGCTTGATGTGGATGCCGCCGCCGCGCTTGCGTGCATCTTCCATCTCGACGGCGCGTTCCTCGGTGCCGATCCGCTGCGGCACCTTGTCGCGACCGTTCGGCCCTGGCTCCCGCGCATCTTCCCGGGCGTCCAGCACACGAGGACCATCAGCAGGGCCGCCGCGCGCCCGCTTCCCGAGATGCCGCCGCGCCGCACCGCCCTCGACCTTGCCGCCCGCCTTCTTCTTCGGCTTCTTCGCCAGGCCAATCATGATGATCATGTGGCCGTGGAGAGGGCCAGCCTTGCCCTCTCCTGCCTTTCCCCCACTCGCCCGCTTGCGCGCTCGCCGCGCCTTGTACTCGGCCATCAACAGACCCCCTTACGGTATGGTCTCAGCGTCCTCGCCCGGGCCGTTCGCTTTCTCCGATCCCTTG